ACGATCCAGAAAACCTTGGAGGAGACGTAGGTTATGGCACGAATTCGATCTATTCATCCAGGGCAGGCCAACGACGCGGACTTTGTCGAGTGCACAATCGCCGCGCGCTATCTCGCGATTTTATTGAGAAATTTCGCCGACGACAATGGCGTGTTCGTGTGGCGCCCGAAGCAGATCAAGATGGACGTATTCCCGGCCGACAGTCTCGACGTCGAGCCGTTACTCGATGAACTGGTGGCCAATCGGCAGGTCAAGCAGTTCGAGATAGATGGCGAATCCTACGGTGTCTTCCGTAATTTCAAGAAGTGGCAACGTCCAGATCGGCCCAACACACGCTTCCCAATCGACGAATTGATGCTGAAATACGCCGGTAATTCGCCGAATGACCAGGGTTCTAACGATGGTAATTCGCCGAATACCCCCCCATCACGTCGACAAAAATCGCCGAATACCCCCCAGTCACGCGCCGCACATTCGCCGAATACCCCCCATTCCGGCAAGCCTCATTCACCGACCGCCATCGACTTGTCGCCGAAAAGTGATTCAGAGGGAAAGGAAAGGATAGGAACAGGAACAGGAATCGTAGATGGAATGGAAAGGACAGGAACGGGAAAGGACGCGCGCGCGACTGCGCGCTCTCCCGGTCCCGATCCTATCCTGTCCTCTGGTAATGATGTCTTGGAGGAAACCTTGAGAGAGGCCGCAGGATGGCAAACAAACAAATCCCGAAAGCTCGCCATCACCGGACCAATCCAGGAACTCCTCGATCGCGGTGTCAGCCTCGAATACGACATCCTGCCAGTCGTCCGCATGTGCGCCCCAACCGCCAAAACCCCATCGTGGATGTATTTTCTACCAGCAATCCTCGAGGCTTACGCAAACCGGGTCAAGGCCGCGACCGGACCTCCACCACCGACCGGAGCCATGAGCCACGAAGAGGCCGAACGTATCCGTAAACGCGAGGAAGCCCGCCAATTCATCGAGGAACATAACGCAAAGGCATTAGCCAATGGCAAGCAACCAAGTCCGTAACGTCACCGCCGAGAATTTCAGCAGCCTCGGCAAGTCGTTCATCGCCCTAAACGACGGAAAATGCTACTCAATCAGCCTCAAGGGCTGGTCCCTGCATGGCGTGCAACAGCCGCCAAATCCTCGCGCATGGGGCGCTTGGCGTGGCTATTTCGTCAGCAAAAACATCGGCGTAGCGTTCATGGACAAGCAGGGGAAATGGGGGAATCCATGGGCGGTGCCAGCCGAATGGCCGCACCTGTTCGACGCCGATAGAACAATTCCTGACGATCACGATGATGCCGAAAAGTTCTTGCGGGATCATCGGATTGAGGGGCAGAAGCAATACGGGCCGCCGGCCAAAACCTATGCCTCGAAGGAGTTCGACCTGTGAACCCGCTTGACACCCTGGCCGGATCGGCGTTACGACTCGGCGAAATAAATCTAGCCATCGTGATCGCGGCAATCGAAACAAAACGCTGATGGCCGAGATCAACCCCTACGACGAACTTGGCGTACCGCGCAATGCGCCGGGATCTGAAATAAAACGAGCCTACCGGGCGAAAGCCAAACGAAAACATCCTGATAGGGGCGGCAGCCCCGCAGAATTCGCCGCTCTCACCCGTGCTTACCGCGTGCTTGCCAGCCCCGAAAGACGGGCTCGTTTCGACCAAACCGGCGATGCCGACGATAGCGGGTCGCTCGTTTCAAATCTCGAAGCGAATGCCGTTGGATTGATCCTCGGAGTGTTCGGCAGCATCCTGGCCGACGAGACCTACGATCTCAGCCGCCGGGATCCGATCGTGCAGACCGTGCAGTTGCTCCGCAAAGGCGTGCAGAAGATCGCTGCCGATGCGGTGGAGGCGAGGAAAGGCCGGCGGCGTATCGAGGAGGCTTTGCAGCGCCTCGGCCGCAAGGGCCAGAAGGCCGATCCGATACGGCATTTCCTCGAAGAGCGGCGGGTCAAGTGCGACCGGTGCCTGGACGATACGGAGACGGCAAAGACCGTGCATGAGGCTGCGATTGCCATGCTCAAGGACTATTCCTGGACGGTCGACGAGGCGCCATCGGCATTGCAAGCCGCCATGATGGCATCACAATCGACGACGGACACGATCAATGTGTTCGGTTTCAGATGGTGATCGCCCTGATCGGCATCGGCTCATGGATCGTTGCCGTCGTGCTGCTGCTCTGCATTCTGGGCGAAATCCGGCGCACCAAGCGCGAGCTTGAGCTGACCATGATCGAACTCGATGAGGCCGCAGGCTCCGCAGGCGCCGCAGGCTCCGCCGCCGACCAGATTGAGCGCGGGCCACCCCCGCCTGCGGCCCCTCGACAATGGTTGAACTGACGAGTAAACTGCGCCTGTAGAAATCTCGGCGTTCGAGGGGTGATTGCATCCCGTGAACTGAAACAGGCGATTTGTCCAAGTCTTTGAGGCCGATAGTCGACTTGGTAGGTCTGGGGTCCGGTCAAGCAATTGCGGTCAGCCATCCGCAAAACCCCTGAATGGTTAGAAAGGCCCCAGACTGATCATCCGGGGCCTTTCGCTTTCCCCAAAACTGTGCCATAACGAGACAGCAGACCGGTCTTCTGGTTCTCGATGTGGCTTTCAGCCCCCGCCGATCTCCCGTTGACGCCCCCGGTCCGGTCTGCATTCATTGTGAGATTCCCCTCCCCGAGTACGACTGGCCGCTCCGCCTCAAAACCGGGGCGGTCTTGTTTTCCGGCGATATCAATGATATCTGAGCGCCATGGCAAGAGGTGGTAAACGCGCCGGTGCCGGCCGCAAGAAAAAGCAAAGTGCGAAGACGAACCTCGAATTGCGCAAGCAGATCGCCATGGGCAAGGGCATCCTGCCGCTCGAATATCTTCTCAACATCATGCGCCGCACCGATGGCAAGACATCGCCCGAACGCCGCTTTGCCGCCGCCGTTGCCGCCGCTCCCTATCTGCACCCCAAGCTGCAGGCGATCCAGCACAGCGTCAACCCGCTCGATCTCAGGCTCCTGAACGATGAGCAACTTGATCTCCTCCGAAGATTTACTAAAAGCCTTGCCGACCATCCGCCCGGAAGCAGTGGAAGCGGAGTGGCAGCGCAGGGAGGATCTCCGCCGGCGCCAGATAAGTGATCTGTCGCTCGAAGCCTCGAAAGCCAGGTGCGCGACCCTCGTAGGCTTCATCCGCGAGGCCTGGCATGTGGTCGAGCCCGGCAACGACTACGTGCACGGCTGGCACATCGATGTGATCGCCGACCATCTGACCGCGGTTACTTATGGCAAGATCACCCGGCTCCTGATCAATATCCCGCCTGGCACCATGAAATCCCTGCTGTGTTCGGTCCTGTGGCCAGCCTGGGAGTGGGGCCCTGCCGGCATGCCGTATCTCCGCTACCTGACGACCTCCTACAAGGACACTTACGTCGAGCGCGATGCCCGTCGCATGCGCGACCTGGTGATGTCGGAATGGTATCAGGACCGCTGGGGCGACGCCGTGCAACTGACCCGCACCGGCGAAACCTCGTTCGAGAACAGCGCTACCGGCTGGCGAGAAGGTGTGCCGTTCAAATCCCTGACCTCCGGACGTGGCCATCGCGTCATCATCGATGACCCGCATTCGACCGAGAGTGCCGAATCCATCGCCGACCGGGCGAAGGCCACCCGCATATTCCGCGAATCGGTCCCTACCCGTTTGGTCGAGCCAAAGACCTCTGCGATCATTGTGATCATGCAGCGCCTGCACCAGGCGGACATCTCCGGCGTCGCCATCGACCTGCACCTCGGCTATGAGCACCTGATGCTGCCGATGGAATTCGAGCCAGAACGCCGCTGTGTGACCTCGATCGGCTTCAAGGACCCGCGCACCTACGACGGCGAACTCCTCTTCGGCGAGCGGTTTCCCCGCGAAGTCGTCGAACGTGACAAGAAAGTGATGGGTTCCTTCGCGACTGCCGGCCAGTTCCAGCAACGTCCCACGCTTCGCGAGGGCGGGCTGTTCAAGCGCGACTGGTTTCGAATGGTCAAAGCGGTGCCGGCCGGCACCCGTTTCGTGCGCTACTGGGACCTCGCTGCCACCGCCGAGCAGCTCTCCGCCACCGCGGCTTATACCGTGGGCCTGCTCCTCGGCAAGCAGCCATCGGGCCGCCTGATCGTCGCCGACGTCAATCGCCTGCGGGCCGAGGGCATGGGCGTTCGCACCATGATCAGGGACACGGCCAAGGCGGACGGCAAGATCGTTGAGATCGGCCTGCCAATCGACCCGGGGCAGGCCGGCAAGAGCCAGGCGCAGGACATGGTGCTCATGCTGGCAGGCTACGTGGTGCATGCCATTCGCGAGACCGGCGACAAGATCACCCGCGCCGAGCCCATCGCGGCCCAGGCGGAGGCCGGAAACCTCGACGTGCTCGAGGCCGACTGGAACGAGCGCTTCATCGAAGAGTGCTGCTCTTTCCCTGCGTCCACATTCAAAGATCAGGTTGACGCCTTGTCAGGCGCATTCAGTAGGCTTATAGGCAATAGCGTGTTCAACGTGCCCGAACAGATGATCGCAATGGAGCCCACCCGTATTCTCGGGCTGTGGCCGCGGGCATCGGCGCTCGTCATCACCCGCGATATCGTCTCGATCGTGTGGGGCGCGCGCAATCCCGCCACCGATACCATCATGGTCTACGACTGCCTGTCGGTGCCGCGCCGCGATCTCGCTCTCCATGCCGAGGCGATCAGGAGCAGGAAGGCGTGGATCCCCTGCGTGTTCGATCTTGAGGATGACCGGACCAAGGACGAGGGCCTGCGTATTGCTACTCACCTGGCCGAGCTGGGCGTCGATCTCAACGTAGCGCCGCTGGACGAAGAAGCCGCGGTCGATCAGATCACCACTCTGCTCGCCACAAGCCGTCTGCGGGTCTTCTCCGGTCTCACCGACTGGTTCGTCGAATACCGCCGCTATGGCCGCGACGACGAGGGCGAACTCGCCGGCGAGCACTGCGGCCTGATGCGGGCGACCGGCCTCCTGGCATCCTCCGCCATGTCGATCGCCATCACCGAAAACCGCGCCATGTCGGACAGCAAGGGCTTCGATCCCGTCGACTACGAGCGGCAGACTGCCTCCAACACAACAGGATATTGATCATGATCCCCACCATCGGA